GGCGAAAGACGGAACTGCCAGAGGCGGTCAACGTTTCGGGCAGGGACGCCCGAGCAAAGCAATCAAGGAAAAAATCGATGCGGGAAATCCCGGCGGCAGGAAACTGCAGATCATGGACCTTCCCGAACCTCCGGACATGGAGGGCCGCGAAGCGCCGGACCCGCGCGACTATATGCTCGAAAAACAGCAAAGCGGCATCGATTTGTGTGCGGCGGACGTGTTCAAGGAAACCTGGGAGTGGCTTGCGAGCCTTGGCTGCGAGAAGCTCGTCTCCCGACAGCTCATCGACCAGTACGCAATGAGCGTCGCGAGGTGGATTCAGTGCGAGCATGCGATCTCCCGCTACTCGATGCTCTCGAAGCATCCGACCAGTGGAAAGCCCATCGCGTCTCCGTTCGTCACGATGTCGCAGAACTACATGAAACAGACGAACCAGCTCTGGTATCAGATCTATCAGGTTGTGAAAGAAAACTGTCTGACGGATTACAACGGTGCGGATGTGCAGGACGACGTAATGGAACGCCTGCTCCGCGCAAGGAAGGGACTATAAGATATGAACACAAAAAGACTGGAACAGGTGCCGATCGACAAGCTGGTGCCTTACGCAAGAAATGCAAGAACACACTCAAAGGAGCAGATCGCGCAGCTCCGTGCGTCCCTCCGCGAATTCGGATTCGTATCTCCGGCGGTCATCGATCAGGATTACAACATCCTCGTCGGACACGGAAGGATCATGGCTGCACGCGAGGAAGGTTACGAAACTGTGCCCTGCGTGTTTGCCGAAGACCTCACCGAAGCACAGAAACGCGCGTACATCCTCGCTGACAACCAACTCGCACTCAACGCCGGATGGGATGAGGAGATGCTGTCTGTCGAACTGGCCGATCTGCAGGAGAACGCCTTTGACCTCTCCCTGCTCGGCTTTGACGACAAGGAGCTGGAGAAGCTGCTGAACGGAGAATCCGACAAAGACATCGAGGATGACGACTTTGACCTGTCCGCGGCACTCGAGAAAGCATCCTTCGTGGAGCGCGGCGACATCTGGACAGTCGGACGGCACAAGCTTATGTGCGGCGACGCCACCAGCGTCGAAGATGTAGATGCACTCATGGACGGCAAGCGCGCGAACCTCGTGCTGACGGACCCGCCGTATGGCGTCTCCTTCAAGGCATCCGACGGCCTGACGATCCAGAACGACAGCCTCAAGGGCGAGGAATTCTACACCTTCCTGCTCTCCGCATTCAAGAACATGGCAGACCATCTGGAGAAAGGCGGCGCGGCCTACTGCTTCCATGCCGACACCGAGGGCCTGACCTTCCGGCGGGCATTCGTCGACGCGGGATTCCATCTCGCGGGCGTGTGCATCTGGGTGAAGAACTCCCTCGTGCTCGGACGTTCCGACTACCAGTGGCAGCATGAGCCCGTGCTCTACGGATTCCTCCAGAACGGCAAGCATCCATGGTACGCAGGACGCGCAGAAACCACCATATGGAACTTCGACAAGCCGAAGCGCAACAAGGATCATCCGACCAGCAAGCCGCTTGACCTGCTCGGCTATCCGATCCAGAACTCCACGCAGGAGAACGCCGTCGTCCTCGATACGTTCGGCGGCTCCGGCTCCACGCTCATGGCCTGCGAGCAGCTCAACCGCACCTGCATGATGATGGAGCTCGATCCGAAATACGCCTCCGTCATCCTCCGCCGCTATGTGGAGGACACCGGCGATTCCGAAAATGTGTATGTCATCCGGGACGGCAAGAAGCTCATGTACTCCGACCTCGTTAAAGAAGTCGAGCTGCCGGACGGCGAGTGATTCCTTTGTGTACTAAGCACAGTTTCAGGGTCGGATAATCGGCTTATTTTCTACCGGAGAAGTATCGCGAATTCGCTTGCTATTACAGGCCTTCAGAGTGATGTATAGACATGCCGAAAGGCACATGGCCTTCGGACAGACGCATACCAAGGAGGTTAACACAATGCGAATCAACTACAACGTAACCGGAGCACAGAGAAAAGAACTGGTCAAGATCATCTCCGACACCACCGGAGCCAGGGCAGAATACAAATTCATGCCGACCTGCAACTACGAGATCGGCTTCTTCACCGTCACCAAGGACGGCGCGCTCGAGTTCGACGACATGGCGGACAGCGAGGAGGTCGAGAAGGTTCTCGAAGCCATCGCAGCCGCAGGATTCGAGCCCGAGCCGCAGGAACCCACGGAACCGGAAGCCGCAGCCGAGTCGGAGGAAGACGCCGAGGAAGCGCCGGAAACCGCGGAGATGGGCCTGACAGTTGAGCTTCCGCTCGACAAGGCAGCGGTCGGAAACCTGACGAACATCCTCGAAGCCAAAGGCAGCCTCATTAAAAAGGCGCTCGGCGTGGACGACCTGCGATTCGAGATCAAGGACGACCGCATCGCCTTCCCTTGGTTCAAGGAACTGCCGGAACCGGACGAGGCAAAAGCCTACACTGAGTTCATTTCCCTGCTCTGCAAGCTCTCGAAGGAACTCAAGCGCACCAGCAGCAAAGAGACGCCGGTCACAAACGAAAAATACGCCTTCCGCTGCTTCCTGCTCCGCCTCGGATTCATCGGCTCCGAGTACAAGGGAAGCCGCAAGATCCTTCTGCGGAACCTCTCCGGAAATTCCAGCTGGAAGAATGGCGCGCCGGAAAAGGACTCGGATGAGGAGGTGCAGGCATGAGGATGATCAGACCGGAGCAGCTTGAACTGCTCCGCAGAACCTACCCGAACGGCACCCGCGTCGAGCTCGTGCGGATGGATGATGTGCAGGCCCCGCCCATCGGAACAAAAGGAACCGTCTACGGCATCGACGATACCGGCAGCCTGCTCATCCACTGGGACAACGGCAGCGGCCTGAACGTAATCTACGGCGAAGACATCGTGCGAAAGGTCGGTGAGTGACATGACGGAAACCATCAAGGAACAGATCCTCGAAATCCGCGACACTGGTCTTACGAACATGTTCGACCTGCCCTGCGTGCAGCGGCTCGCGTTTGACCGCGGATACTACGAGCTGGTCCTCTTCATCGAGGAGCACCGTGACGAATACGTCCGCTTCATCATGACCGGGGAATCCTGATTTTCCGGACACAGAAAGTTATCAATTTCTCTTGAAAAATTGACTTGCTATCTGTGCCGGACAGAGTGATATATAGACACACCGGAAGGGAAAACCACAGAGAATCAGGAGGAAACAGACATGAAGTACACAGTTGAAGCCATCGAAAACGCAAAGCCGGGAATGAAATGGGAAGACATCGGATGCCACTGGACGCTCGGACAGGCATATCTTTACAGCAAGGAAGCAGGAAACGACCTGCCGAACTTCGCCGAGGTCATCTGGGACGACGACATCGAAACGATCCTTGCCGACTGCAGGAAGCTCGGCATCAAGGAATTCACGATCAGTTCCACCTTTTCAAGCCTTATCGAAACCATCGCCCGCTTTGAGGAACTCGGCTGCACACTGGACGGGATTGTCAAGATCAAAGAACGCTATACCCACTTTGGTAGCAAGGAGCGCGCACTGATCCCGGCCTTCAAGATGACCATCAAGGAAGCATAACCGATTGACGCAGTTACACAATCCACCCCGCGGGAACTTCCCGGAAGATTGTCACATATATTCCTTGAAATGACTTGCTATTACAGGCGTTCAGAGTGATATATGTACGTACCGAAAGGGAAAACAAAGCGAACGGAGGACAAGACCATGTGGGAAAAAGGAACACTTCTGATCGAAGGAACAAGCGTTAAATACTGGGTAAAGCATTACGAGGAGCCTTCCGAAGAATACGGAATCGACGGAGGACGCATTTCGAAGATGGAGCTTCGGGTAAACGGCAAGGTCACCTTAAACTACGACCGCGGCTGGGACATCGAACCGGAAGATGAAGCAAGCCAGCTCGCTTACGCAGCTCTTCTGAAACAGTACAACTAAGAAACACATGAATTTGAACATTCCGAAAGCAGAGCCGACAAAGGCTCTTGCTCTCGTACTGAAATAGATTTTTTTGCAGATCGCTTCGGCGGTCTTTTCTTTTGCCCTGAAAGGAGGCGGGCGCTCATTGGCCATGCGGAAACTGAAAGATTACAAGACGACGCGTTTCATGGAACCGACCTCCCACTACGACGAGGCGCTCGCGGACTACGCGGTGCTCTTTATCGAGCAGCTCTGCCATACCAAGGGAACCTGGGCGGGAAAACCGTTCGAGCTCATCGACTGGCAGGAGCAGATCGTCCGCGACCTCTTCGGTGTGATCAAAGAAAACGGATACCGTCAGTTCAACACCGCTTATGTGGAAATCCCTAAGAAGCAGGGAAAATCGGAGCTTGCCGCTGCAATCGCACTGCTTCTTACCTGCGGAGATAACGAGGAACGCGCCGAAGTATACGGCTGCGCGGCCGACCGGAATCAGGCCAAGATCGTGTTCGACGTCGCGGTCGACATGGTCCGCTTCTGCCCGGCGCTCTCAAAGCGCGTAAAGATCCTTGAATCGCAGAAGCGGCTCGAATACCTGCCGACGCACAGCTTCTATCAGGTGCTGTCTGCGGATGTCGCGAATAAACACGGATTCAATACCCACGGCGTCATCTTCGATGAGCTGCACACGCAGCCGAACCGGAAACTGTTCGACGTTATGACGAAAGGTTCCGGCGACGCGAGGATGCAGCCGCTGTTCTTCCTCATCACCACCGCCGGAAACGACACGCATTCGATCTGCTACGAGCAGCACGAAAAGGCGCTCGACATCATGAGCGGCAGAAAACATGACCCGACGTTCTACCCGGTCATCTTCGGAGCGGACGAATCCGAGGACTGGACCGACCCGGAAGTCTGGAAGAGAGCGAACCCGAGTCTCGGCATCACGGTCGGAATCGACAAGGTCAAAGCTGCCTGCGAGTCCGCAAAGCAAAACCCCGGTGAAGAGAACGCCTTCCGTCAGCTCCGCCTCAACCAGTGGGTGAAACAGTCCGTGCGCTGGATGCCGATGGACAAGTGGGACGCCTGTGCCTTTCCGGTAAACGAAGACGACCTCGAGGGAAAAGTCTGCTACGGCGGTCTCGACCTGTCCAGCACGACAGACATCACCGCTTTCGTTCTCGTCTTCCCTCCTGAAGATGAAGACGGCAAATATGTAATCCTCCCTTATTTCTGGGTACCGGAGGACACGCTTGACCTCAGAGTCCGGCGCGACCACGTTCCCTACGATCTCTGGGAGAAACAGGGCGTGCTGCAGACCACGGAGGGAAACGTCATCCATTACGGCTATATCGAGAAGTTCATAGAACGATTAGGCGAGCGCTTTAACATCCGCGAGATCGCATTCGACCGCTGGGGAGCCGTCCAGATGGTACAGAACTTAGAGGGCATGGGCTTCACCGTCGTTCCGTTCGGTCAGGGCTTCAAGGACATGAGTCCGCCCACCAAAGAACTGATGAAGCTCGTACTGGAAAAAAGGATCGCCCACGGCGGGCATCCGGTGCTCCGCTGGATGATGGACAACATCTATATCCGAACGGACCCGGCGGGGAACATCAAAGCCGATAAAGAGAAATCCACGGAGAAGATCGACGGCGCGATCGCTGCCATCATGGCTCTTGACCGT